TTATTCCGAATAGTTGTTATGAGCCAAAAGGGTTTACAAGCAATATTTCAAGCTATACGGCATTTTTAAGGTATCAACCGCCAAACATTCGGGCGTTGAAAACCGGATATTTAAACACAAACAACTCCGAAGTTGTAGAGTTTGAGCGGTTTAATCAGTATGGAGGGTATATAAATCAGATATCAAAAGATGCGCACGTTGCGATGCCGTTATCGGTGCAAAATGTTGGCAATGATTTGGTTGTTGAATATTTACCGCCTTATAAAGAAGTAAGCATTGATTACAATATCGACTCTTATAATAAACGAAAATATCAAGTTAATGCAAATCAATTTTTTAGCTATGGCAATACCGGCTATGCCATTGCAGAGGGGTACATTGGACAATATGAGTACACATTAGGGGACAGCAAATATTCATACAGAGGATTGCAAGGTGCTACAAATGCGCTTGTTTATACTGAAATGATACGCACAATATTGCCACAAACAACGGAAAATGGGCTTTCGAAGATAAAACACACTTTGAGCATCCAATATCTTTACGATGTTGATCCGGATATTAGGGCTTATGTAGATTTTGATTTTAGATATACGATAAAATTAACCACAACATCCGGAATAAAATATTATGATGCCGACAATGAGGTATGGCAAACATCAATTCAATACATCGCCGAAACAAGTGATTATTTAAATTATAATAACATTTGGGAAACTACACAATTGGATTTTAAATTACCATCGGTGTTTTATGATAATTTAGAAGTAATTATTTACCGCCCTTCTATGACATATACGGCCGGATATTACGGAATGTATATTGGTGAAATATCGGTGCAAGGTGTTGATGGGTCGCAGCAAAAAACACATAATTACAAATCAATTCAAGCAGACAACTCCAATGTATATGAGCAAGAACGCACAAGCATTGAGCATATTTCTGGATTCAATGCTTTTGGACAAGGATCGGTTTCAAATGGATTTGTGGCAAAACGCCCGCGGGACAATTACGCGACTTGGGTTCCAACAAACCGCGCTCAAGTGATCAACAAGGAGATAATGAACGACTTTAGATCGAGTTTATCAAGATACGAGGGGACATTAAAAAATAATCATTACAAGCCGTTGTCGATGCTCAATCGTATTTGGATTAATTTTGGCGCATCAGTTTTGAGGTTGCCAGATAGTTGTATCCTCGATACAATAGAGGCTAACTTAAAGCGCAACGAGTACAAAGTTAATATGCACTTACCGAATATCGACACCGATCAACTCGCAGTTGAAACAAACCAATTTAAAAAATAAATTTCTTGTTTTAGCTAATATTTAAAATATTTTTTTTATATTTGCCATTAATTAAACAAGGAAAAATATGTTTGAATTAACATTCAAGGCGGAAATGAAACGCCTCGGTTTTAAGCGATACGATGTTTGTGATTTTTTAAGTTGCACAATGCCAACGCTTAAATCGCGTTTACAAAACCCACAAAATTTCACGATTCAAGAGGTCTCCTTTTTAATGGACAAAGGGTTTAATATGTCTGTATTAAACAATTTATTTAATTTAAAATTAGAGTACAATGAAAACAATTAACATTAAAGGCAAGGATTATATCCCGGTCAATGAAAGATTAATGCATTTCAGATCGACAGATCAATACGAGATGTGGCAAATCCACGAGGAGGTTATCAGCGTAACAGATAACGAGGGTATTTTTAAGGTATCGATTTGTGATCAAGATGGCGTTTTAATTGCATCAGCGCATTCACAAGAGTACCGAGATTCGAGTTACATCAACAAGACGTCGTTTTTAGAGAATGGATTTACATCGGCATTAGGCCGCGCGTTGGGTTATTTGGGTATTGGTATTGATGTCTCAATTGCAAGTGCCAACGAGGTGCAAACGGCGGTCAAGAATCAAGGCGCAGACGATCGTAAATGGCTTACCGAGGCGCAGCTCAACGCCACGTTAAAAGGAACGGCAGAACAAGCGCAAAAGGTGCTTTCAGTTATTACCGGTATTCCCAACTCTGGAAAATCG